AAGATTATATTTACGGAGATCATTTTGCACCACATGATTTGGAAGTAATGGAATTTTCTAGTGGTAAAACCAGAAGAGAGGTAGCTTACCAGTTGGGAATAAGGTTTAAAATTTTACCTAAAATAAATTTAGAAGATGGTATCCACAGCTTAAAGATGGTTTTACCTAAGTGTTGGTTTGACGGAGATAACACAAAACCATTAATAGATGCTTTAAGACATCATCATCGTAAGTATAACGAGAAGATGAAAATGTTTAGTAATAAACCAGTAAAGGATTGGAGTAGTCATGCAGCAGATGCCGCAAGATATATGGCTCTGTCGATTACTGATTTACCAAGACAAAAAAACACAGCACAAAGTTTAGCTGTTAATGAATATAGAATACACGGAGAATAATTATGGGAGCAATATTTAAAACACCAAAAATGCCCGCACCACCACCACCTCCAGCACCAGCACCAGAGCCACCAAGTTATGAGGATGAGGCAAGAAGAAAAGAAATTGAAGAAAAAAGAGCCGCTATTCGAAGAAATAGAAAAGGTAGAAAACAAACAATATTAACTGGAGCTGACGGTTTGGAAGATGACGATAGCTTATTAGTTAAAAAGAAAAAATTAGGAGGATAAATGGGAGGAGCAAGTAGTAGTGGCGGAAATGATAATGATGTATCTGGAGCAGAAGCAGTAGTTACTGGTGGAACAACCTATTCATCAAAAAAAAGAAAAGATTATAAACCAGCAGATTATAATCCAGAAAAAGACGACACAGCAGCTAAACTAAATTTATTTCATAATCAAGGTGCAACTAATATTAAAAATAACAAATTAGTAAGCCCAGTTACAAATATATTGTCTACAGGATTACAAGCGGGTTCAAAAAAAACTAGAGAATTTTTTACTAATAAAGTTTTAACTTCAGAAAGAGGAATGAAAAATCTTGGTTATACTAAAGATGAATTTTCTGCATTAAGCAGAACTAAACAAGAAGAAGTTTATAAAGGTTATATGTCTAATAGACAAAGTGGCTCAACAGATGCTTATGGCAATGTTTATTCTAATAAAGATAACAACCAACCTATTTTAACAAAAGCAAAAACTACTTATGTTGAAGGAGTAGGTACATCTGCGGTTAAAACATCTCCAACAGGAGCAGAAATGGATCAAGCAACTGCAACAACTGCCGATCAAACTTTACTTGCAACAAATAAAAAAGGTAGAACTGAAAATATTTTAACTTCTGCCACAGGATTAGGTGGAACTAATTTAAACATTAAAAAGAAAAAGTTAGGAGCATAGATGGCAGTAGAAAAAAAAGCAAAAGAAATTATTGATAAATATAATACTTTAAAAACTCAAAGAGTTACTTGGGAAGAACATTGGCAAGAGATTGCAGATTATTTTTTACCAAGAAAATCTAATATAACTATTAAAAGAACTAAAGGCGATAAACGACACGACCAGATATATGATGGTACAGCTACTCACGCATTAGAATTATTATCCGCTAGCTTAAATGGTATGCTAACCAATACGATTTCTCCGTGGTTCGTTTTAAAATTTAGAACTGAGGCAACTAACCAAGATGATACAGCAGTAGAATGGTTAGAGAGCTGCGCTAAAATTATGCAGCAAGTATTTGCTCGTTCAAATTTTCAACAAGAAATTTTTGAACTTTACCATGAACTATTAGCCTTTGGTACGTCTGCTATGTTTATTACAGATGATGTTAAAGATGATCTAAGATTTAAAACAATTCATATTTCAGAAATATTTATTACTGAAAATGAAAAAGGTTTTGTCGATAGCTTACTTAGAAGATTTCATCTTAAAAATAAAAATATTCCTTTAATGTATCCAGATGCAGAACTACCAAGAGGATTACAAGACGCAGTTAAAAACAAACCTTTTGAGGATAGTGTTATTCTTCACTCAGTACATAAATCTGATACTCCAATGGGTTATCAAAATAAAGATAACATGGATTATATCTCATGCCATATTCATCAAGAGACAGGAGCTATTTTAAGAGAAAGTGGATTTAGAGAATTTCCTTATGTAGTTCCAAGATATTTAAAATCTTCATCCAATGAAATCTATGGCAGATCTCCAGCGATGAATGCTTTACCAGATACTAAGATGTTAAACACAATGTCTAAAACATCTATTAAAGCTGCACAAAAACAAATTGACCCACCTTTAATGGTTCCAGACGATGGTTTTATTTTACCAATTAGAACTGTACCTGGTGGATTAAATTTCTATAGATCTGGAACTAGAGATAGAATTGAACCATTACAAGTTGGTTCTAATGCTCCTGTAGGTATTCAAATGGAAGAGCAAAGAAGAAAAGCAATTAGAGAAAATTTCTTTGTCGACCAGTTAATGATGATACAGGGTCAAAACATGACAGCAACAGAAGTTATGCAAAGAACTGAAGAGAAGATGAGATTGCTTGGACCAGTATTAGGAAGATTACAATCTGAATTACTACAACCATTAATTACTAGAGCTTTTAATTTATTATTAAAAAATAATAAACTTCCTCCAATACCAGAAGAGATTGGCGACCAAGATGTTGAGATAGAATATGTATCTCCATTAGCCAAAGCTCAAAAGACACAAGAGTTATCATCTGTTATGAGAGGAATAGAAATATTTGGCTCAATGCAAAATATTGCACCAGTATTTGATTACATAGATATAGATGGTTTAGTCGATCACATTAAAAATGTTTTAGGTTTACCAGCTAAAATTATGAGATCAAAAGCAGAGGTTCAACAAATCCAACAACAAAAACAACAAGCCGAAATGCAGATGCAACAATTACAACAAGCGCAAGCAGTTGCAGAGAGTGCTGGTAAAATAGCACCAGCTTTAAAGGCGGTTGAGTAATGGATCAAAAAGAACTTAAACAATTAAACATTGATTATAAAACAGTTTTTAAATCGGAGGCGGGAGAACGAGTGCTTTCTGATTTGGAAAAAAGATGTAGCTTTCATGCAACTACTCACGTTAAAGGAGACAGCCACGAAAGCGCATTTTTAGAAGGTTCAAGAGCAGTAGTCTTGTTCATTAAAAATATGCTTAACAAAAAAGGAGAATAAATATGTCAAGAGAAAATCAAGAGGTAGTAACACCAGAAGTTCAAACTGATAATACGGTGTTATCTGGAGATCCTAAAACAGAAACTCCAACGAGTACAGATTGGAAAGCAAGTCTTTCCGATGAAATAAAAGCAGACAAATCTTTAGAAAATATTAAAGATATTGAAAGCCTAGCGAAAAGTTATGTCCATGCACAAAAGCTAGTAGGTTCAGATAAAATTCCTGTACCTAATAAATTTGCAACAGAAAAAGATTGGGATGCGGTTTATGAAAAACTAGGTAGACCAAAGGATGCAACTGGATATAAATACGATCTAGGAGAAGATGCTAAAATTAATGAAGATGCTTTAAAAAATTTTTCAGACCAAGCTCACAAGTTAGGATTATTACCTAATCAAGCAAGTGGTATAGTTAAGTTTTATAATGATATGGCAGCTCAACAACAACAAGACGCAGACACAGTAGCCATGGGAGCTAGAGAGCAAAGCGAAACATCTCTTAAAAAAGAGTGGGGTCAAGCATACGACCAGCAAATTAATAAAGCTGCTAATGTTGCTAAACAAGTTTTTGATACTGATTTTTTAAATTCAAATTTAGCTGATGGAACTAAAATTGGAGATCATCCAAATTTTATTAAAGCATTTGCAAACTTAGCTGATAAGATGGGAGAAGATAGTATAACGCAAGCATCTGGACCAGCTTATCAAACACCAGCTCAAATAGAAAAACATATTGGAGAATTAACACAATCTGGTTCAGCATATTGGGATAAAAGACATCCTAACCATGAACTAGCTGTTAAAGAAGTTTTGGCTTTACGAGAACAAAAAAATTCTGTATAGCCGAAATATATTGGGATAATCGAAAGACCCTAGTTGACACTATGAAAGTATAGGTTCCAGGAGAACT